AAAAGAATATCACCTCTATTCGTGCCATTGCGGATGAAGCGGAAAAATTCTTGTCTTTTCTTGAAAGAGGGGAATATTCATCTAATAATTCATTCGGTATTACCAAAGAACAGTTTGATGTGCTTCGTAAATCTCCGGATCAGTTGAAAGCCATCAAAGATGAAATAGCCAACGTCCGCCGTGAGGCCGACCAAATGGAAACCTCTTTTAATAAAGTGTCAAATGGCCTGAAAAAAGTATTTGCCTCTGAAAATGATACCAAGAAGTTAAAAGAAGGTTTGGCTGAAATAGAAGAGGGCATGAATGAGATCATGCAGGCCGGACAATTCCTTTCTGACACGTTTTCGAAGATCGGAGATTCGTTCGGAGGTGTATTCGATGGGATAGCCGAAGGCTTCAGCGTGGCTATGGACACTGTAAGTTCTGCAATGAACGGTGCTAAAGCTGGTTCCATGTTTGGACCCATCGGAGCGTCTGCCGGTGCTGCCATTGGTGTGGTCACGTCTTTGGCCGGCGCCATCGCCAAGATTCATGACGCTAAAAACGAGAAGCGTATTGAGCGGTTGCAGGATCAGATCGACACTTTGGATAAATCGTATGATAAACTGGAAAAGTCAATCGAAAAGGCTTATTCAAAAGATGCCTCCAAATTGATCGAGCAGAATAATAAGCTATTAGAACAGCAGAAGCTCCTTATCCAGCAGCAGATCCGTGAAGAACAGGATAAAAAGAAAACCGATGACAACCGCATCAAGGAATGGCAGAACCAGATCGATGAGATCAATGAAGCCATCGCTGATAACAAGGAGAAGGCCAAAGATGCCATCTTCGGAGAGGATTTAAAGTCGGCTATAGAGAATTTTGCAGATGCATACGCCGATGCATGGGCTTCCGGGGAAGATAGGGCGGAGTCGGCAAAGGAAACTGTCAAAAAGATGATGCAGCAGATGGTGACAACCTCTATAAAATCGGCTATCCAATCATCCAAGGCGATGGAGAAGATCCGTGACAAGCTGAAGGAATTCTATGCCGACAACGTCCTTTCTGGTTGGGAACAGGATTATATCTACAATATGGCGGAAGAGTTACAGAGAGAATTGGATAAGCAGTTTGGTTGGGCTGATAGCCTGATGAAGGACAAACAGGAAGAAGAAAATGTTTCCGATAACTCTCTGAAAGGTGCATTCTCTAAAGCATCACAGGAGAGTATCAGTTTACTTGCCGGACAATTCGGTCGTTTCGGTGTCCTGCTGGAAGACATACGTGGTAGTATGCAACCGATCCGTGAGCAAATGCGACTCATCTTTGACCTTCAGGTAAAAGGATGGGAAGATGTGAAAGCTATTCGTGATCTTTCGGATAAGGTTGAAAAGAATACCGAGCAGATCGCAGAGAATACGAAAGAAATTAAGACCGTAGCCGACAAAATCTCTGACAATACAAAGAATACTGTTGATGCTTTGGAAGGTACTATTAACGTAAAAGTAAAAATGTGATGGACAAAGAGTTTTTTGAAATAGCAAATAGATTAGGCGTTTGCCGCCTTTTGCATGGCACAGAGAGTAAGGAAGACCTTATGCGCCTTCTCCTGACACCGCAGGGTACGGAGTTCTGCACGAAGAACAATTTCCCGTCTATGGAACAATTACGGGAGTTCCGGGGCGAGGAGGCTGAGAGCATGGGAATCTATATCGATACGGATGTGGAACTGGTTAATCCGGTGAAGGTATTCCTGGCCGGTTCCAAGGCTATACTTCATTTTGATACGATCGGTCGCTACAATGTGATCCTGATGCACGGGGCGGAAGCCGAGATCCATGCGAGTAACTATGCCGTGGTGTTCGTAAAGAACGCGGGAGGTAAAACGATAACCCATAAGGATCATACAGCACTTATATTATGACAATTGACGGAAAAGACATATATACTGAATGGGGATGTAAGTTATTGGAAGGTTCTTTTGATGATCTTCTGAAATATCCCAAACGTAAGGCGGTCAAATATAACAACTGGGCGGAAGCCGACGGGATCGATCCCGATCTGTCGGTAGTGGAGTTCGAACCTAAAACCGTCAAGTTGAAATTCCTCATGAAGGCAGAAACGCTTGAACAGTTCTGGTCCGGGTATAGGAAGTTTGTTGCTGATCTGTCCGCACCAGGCTATCGGGAATTTGATCTTATTCCCGGCATGACCAATCGCTTACGGTTCAATGCCGGAATCTCCTATGACAAGTTCATTCCATTTAATGCCGGAGAGAACCTGTCATCATTCGAGCTGTCCTTTACGGAAGACGGCCACGCCATTTATCCGGCAACTCCGGCCGGCGGTATCGGGCTTCGCGGGCAGTATGCGATCAATGGGATAGACTTTGCAGACTTCGGTATAGGATCGGATGACAACCAGGAGGACATCTTGAAATATCCAGCGGTTAAGACGCCGTTCACCGATGGCCGGACGGTAGACCTTTCGACGGTCAAAACCCAGCATCGGGAAATAAAACTGCCCCTTTGGATGTTGGCCGGCAGTGTGGAGGAGTTTCTGAACAACTACCGGGCGTTCTTTACCCAGATATCCGGTGTAGGAAATCAGGAATTATATATTAAGACGTTAGACGGTATCATCCAGGTGTACTATACGGATTGCCCTTCTTTTTCAGTGGAGATTTGGCGGGAGAATCAGATTGGCGTAAGGTTCACTATTTCTATTGTCGCTCCTGTAGTGAGTTGGATAGATGCCGGCGGTGATGTTCGTTACCGTGTGCTGAAAGATCCGGATTTGGGGTTATTGGCAGATGAGCAAGGTAAAATAATAGTTTTCAATTGATATGGCAGAAGAGTTTGAAATAATCAGGGCTAATTTGCTTCCGGCAGCCGGAACAATAACCGATAATGATATGATCCTGATCATTCAGGGTGGAAGGCCTAAACGCGCTTTACCCTCTGCAATGAAAGGGAAGCAGGGTGATCCCGGCCTTAGTGCGTTTTTAGGGATAAGCGATAAATATATCCTTTGGAAACAAGGAGCTAATGGCACTTGGCAGAATCTGTTGGAAATTGAGAAAATTCGTGGGCCAAAAGGAGAGAAGCCGGTTTTTCGAAAGTTGAACGGTACACTTCAAATGAAATACGAGGGTGAGCCGGATAGTGCATACGTTGATATTTTCGACCGTGAAGAACTGAAAATGAAGTTTTCCGATCTGACACCAGCAGAAGTGGATCGATTGAAATTGCATTTTTCTGATCTGACGGATGAAGATAAAGCCGAGCTGATGAAGCCGGCCACGGATGCAGCAAAGGAGGTTCGTGATA